TAAAGTTTTCTTGATCACTAAATCTAATAAACATTGGATCTTGAGTTGTTGAATTACCTATTGTTGTTTCTGTTCCAAAATGAAATACGTGTCTATCTCTATCAGATACTTGTGTTAACCTTGTTTTAGTAGGAGCGTTTGCCATAATAGTTGCTCTAACATTTCTAGCTGACGCGGTACCAGAATTCCAAGTAAAAGTTTCTCCGTTATGAATAGTTGCAACAAGTATTTGACCGAAATTATCTAGTGACCATAAACCCGGATCAAGTGTTACAGTAGATGTTAAAGATTGTTGCCCCCATGCAATATAAAATTCAACAGATGCTCCTGAACTGTGAGCCGATGATCCTGTAACTACTGCACCTGAACTATGAGTTGATCTAGTTCCAGAAACAGCTCTTGTAATACCTGTTAAATTATTTCCAGTTATTCCAGTATATGAAATATATTCTGATCCTATTCTTATAACTCCACTTGTTGCAAAACCACTTACTGAAGTTAAAGCTATATTGGAACCTGAAGTACCACTAGTATTATCTGCAAGTGTTCCATTTAAAGTTGTAGATGGAGTGGTTCCTACAACAGCTCTTTTAATACCTGTTAAATTATTTCCAGTTACTCCAGTATATGAAATATATTCAGCGCCAACTCTAATAGTCCCTCCTGTAATTGGAAAATTTGTAGTAGAGGTTAATGTAATACTTGTACCACTTCCTCCTGTACCATCAGCATCATTTAATAAAGCACCATTTAAAGTAGATGTAACACCGGACGCACCTCCCCAACTAGCGGTACCCCAACCAAAACCTGCAGTTTGAAACGTTGGACCTACAATTACATAAGGATCAATTTGTGCAGAACCTGTTGAAACTACTGCTCCGGAACTATGGGCTGATCTAGTTCCAGAAACAGCTCTTGTAATTCCTGTTAAATTATTTCCAGATACTCCAGTATAAGAAATAGATTCTAATCCTACTGCTATAATTCCGCTTGTTGCAAAACCACTTGTAGAAGTTAAAGTAATACTTGTACCACTTCCCCCTGTACCATTTGCATCATTTAATAAAGGACCATTTAAAGTAGTTGATGATGCCGATGAATTAGTTGGCATTGTAATTTGAAATGTATCATTTGTTTTATTTAATATTTCAAATGTATTGTTTGTAAAATCTGTCGTTGCATATCCAGAATTTGTTGGAACAGTAACTGATGAAAATGTTATATATCTTCCATCCAATAAACCATGTGATGGTTTACTAACTGTTACTGTTCGAGATCCAGAAGTTGTACTAAAGGTAGCTCCAGTAACAACATTATTATCTATTGGAGTAATATCAATAAATTCTCCTTCATAGTATAAAAATAAACCTTGAGATGTTCCTATAGCTACATATTTTTCTCCAGAAATACTGGTAAAAGCATGTTGAGCACGAGCTGCTCCAGGTAAAGTATTATTAGAATTTGTAAGTTGTGACCAACCCCCTATTTTTTCAGGTAGTCCATATCTAAATCTAACAAAATCACCATCTACCCATTGAGATTCACCGGCTGAGTCTGTAATTTGTTTATTATAGCCTGGTCTAAAGTTAAGTTTTTGTAGCATAGTTAAAGTATATAGTATTTTAAATATATAGTAAATTCTATATTTTATATAATTTTACAGCTTTACCCAAGTTTGAGGGTTAGGTATTAAAATCTCACTAACTTTGTTCATTTCAGAAGTCATTATAATGTCTCCACTTATTGATATACGAGGAGATTGTTCTTTTGTTTTTTCAGTGCCGTGTTTAAGAGAACTAGGAAATATAATTAATTGACCTGGTTCATTATTAATCAATACATTTTGATGATTTTGATCATTCCACTCCGTAGCATCTGGCATATAGAATCTTTGATTTGGTTCATAAAATGTTATTGATGAATGATTTTTATTTTTTTTAACATAGTATACAAAACTAAAATGACTAGCTCCATGATCATGAGCAGCAATATGTTGGTCTTTTTCTGTGTAAGCTACCCAAGATTTAGTAATAAAATAGTCTACATTTTTATATTTTAAATTATTTAAAAAAACATTTAAATTTATTTTTAATTCAGAAAAAAAATTATTAAATTTTTTATTTAATTGAAGTTGATCTCCATAAAGAGCTTCAAATGATTCAACACCACCTTCTAGTAAAGGACCTGCTTTATCAGAAGTAAAAGAATAACCTGTCTTATGAAGTTTAAAATAATCATTTTTACATTTTGGTGAACATATATCTTTTTCAATTATAGGTATAAGTTCCTCGTTAATTTTTTCAAAGTTATTTAATTTAGAAATACCTATTAANGATCCTAGTATTCTAGCTGTCTCCATCTAATTTTCCCATAGAATCAAACCATATATAACTATTTAATTTTGATATAAATTTTTCCATATCATTATCTTTTACTATATAAGCTTCAATTTCTGTGCAAAAATTTTTAATTGCTTCGTATCTATGATGACCATCTAGTAAAATATTATTATTATCTATAACTAACGGACATAGTAAACCATTAAGTTTAATATCAATTTCAAGCTGATCAATTAAATCTTGGTTATTATTATCTTGATTAGGTTTTATATCTTTTATTTTAATTTTTTTAATTAAACTATTAAATATAATTTTTTTAGGTTTTAAAAACATTTATTGTATACGAAGAAATCTATATTGAATTTCACCACTACCACCTGCTGCTCCATTTGTAGAACCAGAATTTGTTGGTGAACTACCTGATGAGACTTGAGCTGATCCACCTCCACCACCAGATCCTCTTGTACCAGCTGAACCATTTGAACCACCTCCAGAAGATGATCCTCCTGAACCTCCTGCAACATTTCCAGAATAAGAATTAGCACCATCAGATCCGTTAATTCTACAGTTGTCTCCACCACAGTTATTATTATTATCACCTACTGCACCGTTACCAGATTGATTAAAAGTTCCAACAGGACCACCATTTAAACTTGTTACATTTATAGTTGATCCACTTGCATTTCTAAAAGTTCCTGATGTAACTGCAGTTGCAATACCTGAAGCAGTTCCTGCTGTACCAGAAGTATTAGTTCTTACAGGTCCTTTAACACTTCCGTTTAATCCACTAGATCCGCCACCACCTCCAAGAGTAAATAAAGCTCCTGTACTTGATCCAGAAAGTGTTGTACTTGTTCCAGCACTTGCTGAAAGATTAAATTTATTACCAGGGTTACCTGCTGCTCCACTAGCACCTACTCCATAAGAAATAGTTTCACCTTGAGTAACACTAAATACTTTATCAGAAATAAAAGCACCAGACCCACCACCAGCACCAGCAGATTCACCACCTGCTTTATCGTAATCTGCTCCTGAAACAGCGCCACCACCACCACCAACTGCAGCTTGAATATGAATTGCGTTAGCTTGAGCAGGAACTGTAAATGTTGCTGAACCAGAAGATACTGTTACAAAAGAAGTTGCTTCAAAAGCACTGAAAACTAATTTCCAAACTCCTGATACTTTTCCATAAATTTCATCAGCTTCTTTCCATACACCTGATACTTTTCCAAAAGCATTTTCTATCTCTTTAAATATACCAGAAACTTTTCCGTATGTATTAGCCATTATAATCTTATATATCCTAATGCTTCATCTGTATTAATTTCATCTGGATCTTCTAAAATATCAATTCTTTTAACTTTATCAACATTATTTTTTTCATTTCTAAAAACTTGTTCTACATCTTTTATATTCGAATTTGATATATAAACTTCTTCTAAACTACTAATCTCATTAGTTGAATAATAAAATTTATAAGTAGCCATTTAAATTCCTATGAATATTTAAACCAAATATCTCCGTCACTTCCACCAGATGGACTAGATGTACTTATTGTAAATTTTCTTTGAAGTTTTGCAGCGGTTACTGCATCAGTTCCTAATTTATTTGTTGTAACTGCTCCATCTAAAATTTTTGCTTCAGTAATATTATTGTTTAAAATTTTTGCAGTTATAATTGCATCATTTGGTATTTTTGCAGTTGTTACATTATTATCAGCAATTTTTGCAGTTGTAATTGCGTTGTCAGCAATTTGAGCAGTTCCTATACTTCCTTGTAAAGTATTTAAAGCAATTTCAGTTATATTAGTTCCATCTGAAAAAGCTGCACTTATTTTACCTTCTTCTAAAGTAAAACCAGTTCCACCGACAGTTTTAAAAGTTAAAGTATTTCCACTATGAGTAGTGGCATCTTGTAATATATAAAATTTTTCTATACCGTTTGGAACTAAAACTTGTCTTGCTGCCGCTAAAGTTCCTGTAAATTTTAATACCATATTTCTAGCATTAGAAATAGAAGCATCTGTCATTACTAAAGTAACATCTGCTGATGCAACATTTATTGATTGAAAACCTGATATTGCTTGTTGAATAAGATTTAAATTATTATTAGTTTTATCTCCCCAGGTACTAGCATTTTCTCCAGTAGCTTGAAGCTCTAATTTAAGGTCTGATGAATAAGATGAAGCCATATAATTTTATACTCCTATTTTGTTATTTTGTA